TTCCGGGCGAGCACAGTGGTACATCGCCAGGGCTGCGCCCGGCAGGCCACCGAGGAAGGCTGGCATTTTACCCTGGGACAGGAAGCGAGTGGCGCTCTCCGAGAAACCGTGGGTGGTCGGGCAGCTTAGCTGCGCCTGGAAGATGGTCAGCGCGCCGCTCACATCGTGACCGCACACCTCCATCGTACCGCCCGCTTCCGTGAAACGGATCAGGGCGACAAGAATATGCTGAAGTCCAAACGGCAGCAGCAGACGTTCACCGGACCCATCACCACAAGGGTGATAATGGGCACAAAGCGGGTGCCACCAAAGAATGCCAGCGCGTCCGGCAGGCGGATATTGTGGAAACGCTCGTGCAGCATCCAGATGATCACACCCGCGATCACTGCGCCGAGGATCCCGGTATCAATAGACTGAATACCAATCACGCTCTGTATGTTGTTGGCCTTGAGTACTGCCGCATCGGTGGGCGGCAGGATGCCTTTGGCAGTGAGCCAAAAGTTGACCGCCAGGTTCATCACCGCATAGCCAACGAAACCGGCAAATGCCGCTACACCTTTGTTTTCCCGCGCCAGTCCCAGCGGGATAGCGATACAGAACATCACCGGCAGGAAGCTAAAGGCAAAGGAGCCGACCTTGCTCATCCAGATGAATCATGATTGAAGTGATATTGATTTTTAAAATCAGATACTTGATGCTACGCGGTTTTTCTATGGGGCATCAGTGGGGCATTTTGAGTAAAAGATGCGTTCAAAATGCCCACCTGGTCATGGTTATTCTCGGTCATCCATTTACCGTAAACCGTGAAGAGCATTTGCGCTGACGAATGGCCCATCTGGTGCGCAACGAAGTTTGGGTTCGCTCCCGCAACGAGTGCCCAGCACGCATATGTGTTTCTGGTTTCATAGGATCGTCTTTGCCGGACGCCTGCACGACGCAGGGCAGTACGCCAGGCAGAATTAATGGACCCGGGAACGTAGCACATCGTTTTCTTGCCGTTCATTGAAGTAATAGACGGGGAGAATATAAAGGTGCATTCGTCAGTTCTCTTTTTTTTGTATTCCCGCAGGCTGACGCTTACCTTATGGGGTGCCATCATTCTGGTCAGTGGCATCTGCGCTTTAAGCGCGTCAATTGCTGGCTGGGTCAACTGTATGGTCCGAATACCGGCGTTGGTTTTGGGCAGGGTGAAGT